ATACCCACTATCCCACGCTACTGATAGAGGAGATGAAGTATCGCAAGCTGATAACGCAGGCAGCAGAGCGAGATCTTATCCCCTACTACATCAACTCGACACCGGAAGGTGTCTTTTCTTTTGACCTGATGGATGTACCAGAACCTGAATGGTTTAACCATTGGATGCCAGCAACCACAGAGTTTGCTCGTTCTAATAAAGTATCAAAGTTGGTAGGTTATCTACCCATAGAGGAAGCGGTGCAGCTCTAATGCAGTACGACTATCGTTGCCCTGATTGCAACAGCGTATTAACTATTGAACGGTCTATTCACGAGGAACCTCGTGAGCCATCTTGCTTTGACTGTCATATACCTATGGTGCGTAAGTGGGACACGCCCTCTATCACCTTCAAGGGTAAAGGGTTTTACTCTACTGGTGGATAGTGCTATGCTTCAGCTCTCGGCAAGCGACCGCTTGTAGAGTGCTAGCAAGAAGCCCCCGCCAATTACGGCGAGGGCTTTTTGTTTGGCTGAGGAAAGGGTTAAGAAACCTCAGCCACTTCTACTATGTTCTGTACTATCCACTCTACCACAGGTACAGCTACAGCATTACCCATCTGCTTATACCTAGTTGAGTCTGATTGTCCAGCAGTCCAATCATCAGGGAAACCCTGCAATCTTTCACACTCTACTGGAGTTAAGCGGCGTACATTAGGTAGCGCAATGACTGTCGTTCGCACATCACCATTATCAAATGCGTTAAGCGTTGGCATTACTCCTCCTTCAACCCAAGTCTCGTAGTCATCCACATTCTGTGCTCGCCTACTTTTCGTGAACCACAAGTTTGTTCTCTGCAACATACTGGTTGCCTACTCCCTTATAGTCTCGTGCTTGAAGTGTTCCCACTATTGGATTGGTTATCACAACGTGTCCGTTGTTAGCGTCTTGGTTTACTACTGTTCCGTGGTGGTATAACTCTGCTGGTATGCAGTTAGCTATGCTCTTTCCGCTACCGAGAGCAACGCTTGTGTCAGAACCGGTGGCAATTCCTTGCCTCGCTTGGTTGCTCGTCGAAGGATTCCTTCGCAAGCCACCGGACTTAAAGAGTATTTCGGCAACGCTTGAGTTAGGAGTACGTCTGCCAACGATGAAGACTCTACGCCTGCGCTGGGGTACTCCGAAGTGTTGAGCATCAAGCACCCTCCATCCAACAGAATACCCGAGGTCTGCCATCGTCCCGATGACGACTCCAAAATCTTTTCCTTCGTTACTGGATAGCAAACCAGGGACGTTTTCGATGATGAAGTATTCTGTTTGCGTTTCTTCCACAATTCTTGCAATCTCCCAGAATAACCCGCTTCGTTCGCCAGCAAGACCAGCTCTTTTGCCAGCAACGCTGAGGTCTTGGCAGGGAAATCCTCCTGTAATAATTCCTGTGCGTGGTGTAAATCCTGCATTGATTAGATCCTCTCCCTTTACTGTAGTTACATCTGTAAATTGTGTAGCGTCAGGAAAATGCTGCGCCAATACCTGGTTGCAGTTCTTATCTATCTCAACCGAGGCTACTACCTTTACTCCTTGTCGTTGCATAGCTAAGTCAAAGCCACCAACGCCTGCGAATAAACTAACTCCGGTCAGCATCAGTACCAGCCTCGTCTATCGGAGTGGCTGAGAGCGCGGCACGCACTCCCTCCATAGCGATGATTAAGGTATCGTAAACCGTGAAGGACTTGAAGTTCAGGTTGTCCACTACGCTCTCTAAGGAGTTGAGCAATTCCAAAAGCCGAGCTTCTTGGTTTGCCCTCAGCGTCTCTTGGGCGAGCAAGGTGGTCGAAGCGGGATTCACGGGTCCATAAGGTGACAAGACATCTGATTTGGTCTTGATTGTAGCCGAGTGCTCGTGCGTAACTAACTGCAAGTGACTTGTTCTCACGCTTCTCCTCCATTGTAGCTTTCGTCCGCTCCTTCATAATCGGTACGTCCGGCAACTTCGGGGACTGCGTTCGCTCTGGTATGAATACCCACAGTAAGCCTACTATCAGGGTTAATAATCCAAGTCTTACCCTCTTGCTCATCAAAACTCCTTTGTTCATCAAGCAACTGCTTGTATGTGTCTGGATACAGGTGAGCTAGGCGCACGAGTGCCTTGTCTCTTGCCCTTCTGTAATTGCGGTAGTGGATAGATTGTTTCCCGCTTACCTGTCTACTCTCCATTGATCTTGTCCTCCCACACTATAAGCACATAGACTATCACCATTATCACTGCTATCCCTAACCAATAACTCATAAGCTCGCAGCCCTTACTATCTCGGTGATGTCTATGGTCTGCCCTACTAGGTGGGCATCTTCCTCATCACTATCCCAAGCACTTACAAGTATGCGTGCCTCTCTTGGTGCAAGACTTAGCCATTGAATAGCGTGCTCAGCGTTAGCCCCACCCCACTCAGCTCTCCCGCTCTCGTCCACTACCTCATACAAGAGGATCAGCTCAGACTTACGCGGGTGTATGGTGTAGATGTTGCTTGCCTCTTTCTCTAGTTTTCTTTTCATTGCAGCAACCTGTTCTGCTATGTAGTTACTCATTCTCCTCCTCCTCGAACCCGAATAGTTGAGTCAGGGCTGAGTTAGCCCTGCGTAGATTAGCGATAGCTCTCGCTATCTCCTCCTGTTGCAGATCTATCTCGGCTTGATTAAGGCATAGATCTACCTTAGCTTCTAAGTATTCTCTATTCATTACGCTACCTCCTCTAGTTTAGTCTGACACTTGGAACAATAGACCTCTTGCCCTTCCCAATAACCCGCACGACCACAATGCCACCACGATACTTCACTATCCTCTTTCATCTCCCACTTACTCATTACTCTCTCCCTCGTTAGTTTTTAATAAATAAGGGTTAGTGCGATCTGCTCTTTCTTGTAAGAGCTCTCCCTCGTTAGCGGGTAGTACTCTACCCTTCCATTGACTTTCGATTACCTTAACCTCGTCCTCACCCGTAAAGATATAGTCCCAATTCCAGCTTTTAGGATCTCCGTCATAGGTTTCTATCTCTAGCGTTACTAGGTAGCGGTCTTTCATCATTTGTCCTCCAGCTCAGTTACGTCAAACAGGTCAAAAGCAAAAGCATTTTCGTAGGCATCTTGCCCATACTTATCAATAAACCTACGGATTGCCTTACTCTTGGCCTCTAACTCGTCCTCTGCCTCAACCGTAATGCTTAGGGTTATATCAAACTGATACTCTTTCATTTACTTACCCTCTCTCTCTTTCGCTATCTCCTCTTGTAGGTATTCGATAGCTACCTGTCGTGCATTGATGTAGCCCGTGCCTACTATTGTGCGCGGCGCTACCTCTCGCGCTAATAGTGCATTAAGTAGCTCTTGATTAGTCATCTTGCCCGCCTCCGCTAGCGTGTATTTGTAACTCATTTACTTACCCTCTCCCATTGATGTCTACTATTTCAACCATTGCCACGTGCTCAATAGCTAGCGTGCCATTGATTACCGCGTTTACTCTCTCCCACCCGTACGCCTCGTATGAGGGATAAGAGACTTTCCCGTCCTTATTAGTTACCTTTAGTGCTATCCCTGTAGGTGTCATTTACTTAGCCTCCTTTAGTGCGATCTTAAATTGTGCCTTAGCTTGCTTTAGTGTGTAGCCGTAGTAAGTGCGGGTAAATAGATACTCGCCCGCGCCCTCTCCTACGAATTGTGACAGGACATAAGCCCCGCTATGTCGTACTCTTTCGATAGTCATAACTTAACCCTTTCCTTTCCGGCCTAGTTACCGGCCACCGCCCACGGGTAAGCCCGTGGACGATAGTCACCTACCTAGTGAAAGTCTGCCCCATACACTTAGCCATTGACCCAAAACAATAGCCCTCTCCCGTCCACCATACATTTGCCGACACCCACACAATCGCCCACACTAGGGCAATGGTGAGCGGGGTGTAGATGAGCACAATGCGCCCGCGCTTAGTGAGTTTCATACCGCCCTCATTCTCTCGGCTATCATTTGCGCCCCTAGTGAGTCGCTTAGCTCGTTACACACCTCTATTGCGTGTTCTACGCATAAGGTACACACACCGGCAAACCCCGCCATAAGGCTATTTTCTACTACTAGACGGGCTTGCTCGTCACACCTCACGCACTTAATCACGGGCGCAAGAGTGCCGGCCTCGTATCCGGTTGATGATGACATTTATTTATTCTCCTCTCGTAGTTGCTTAGCGATTAGGTCAAAAGGCAGGGAGCCTTGCCCCTGTAATAGCTGAGCAATTAGGAGGCCGGCTATCTCGCTTATCTGCTCGGTGACTAGCTCGGTGACCTGCTCGGCTAGTGTCTCCCACTCTCCGCGCAAGGTATCCGATAGCTGAACTATGCCCTCGGTGTTTTTAACATCTGCCATTAGCTCGGTGTATGCCTCGTAATCGTTCTCCATAACTAAAAGAAAGTCTTGCTTAAATTGCTCGGCGATAACTATGCGCTTTACATCCTCGCCTAGTGTGTCTGCTTGTTGTTGTGCTAGTGATGTCATTTACTTATTCTCCTTGTGAGCTTGTTAGGTAAGTGATGCTCACGGGTCTATTGTTGCGTACTATTCCCCATAGTGTCAAGCCCTTAACCGGCACTCTTTTGGGCGTGTCTAGCCAGGCAATGGGCGGGCTAATTAGCTTTTGGGTTTGGATCTTTCCCCCAAAAAAACACCGGCAAGAGGCAAGGGCTAGGTCATCAGCTCGGCAAGGTTAGCCGGTCACTAGGTCACCGGCTGAGTCTCACCGGTTAGGGTGGCAAGGCTAGCGGTCACCGGCTTAGCGGTTAGTTAATAGCTGCAAGGGTTAAGGGATAGACCGCCGGAGGGACAGTCAGCCCCACCGTTTTTGCTGAGAAGTTATCCACAGCCTTATCCACAGGTCAGACCAG